TAACTATACTAATAGAGAGATGCGCCTGTGGCGCACTCTCACGCACATTTTTTTTAATTATGAATTTAGAAATAAAATACGCAGAAAAGAAAGATTTGAAATTTGTTGATTTCTTACAAAAGAAAAATGCAGAAGATTTATCTTTTTATCCTAAAGTAGTTTTTGAAAGAGAGGTTGAAAACAAAAGATTGCTATTAGCCTTAGTCAACAAACAACACGCAGGATACTTATATCATGGAAGCATTGAGGTTTATAAACCAATAAAAATTCATCAAGCTTGTATCGAATATGATCTGAGGGGTAATTGGTATGGGGCAGGTTTGGTTGGAACATTAGAGGACATTGGAAAGTTAATCAACGCACAAGGCATATCATTGCGTTGCGGTTCTGATATTGCAGCAAATAGTTTTTGGAAAATGATGGGTTTTAAGTGCATTGATATAAAACTAGGCGGTGTAAGGAGAATGAGAGATATAAATGTGTGGTTTAAACAAATAACCGCAGATATGTTTGGAGATACAGTTGATGAATCAATGGTTATGCAACCAAGCACGAAGAAGAAAGACTCAAGCTTTTGGAGAAAAAGAAATAAAAATAAATCACAAAATATTATGTTAAGAGGTGACGCATTATTGCAATACAGAAAAGAAATATTAGAGGAAATAGAATGAAATCAAGTTCATTAATCCGGGATTTAGTATTTAGGGAGAGATATTGTGAAAGAGTATTGGTGGATTGAAAGTGGAGTTCCGAGTAATGAGCAAGCAAGCGGATGTGTGCGCTATGCAGTGGCGCAGTATTCATTCTCGAAGATCAAGCAAGCGGTATGGAGGATTTATCGCTTACATCTCGATAGAAAAGACTTAAACGCTTCCGACAAGGTTGTTCTGTATTGTTTATGCGAGCGATTCAGGGTGCAAAGTATGAGCAGCAGAGATGCGGTGGGGTATTTAAGCAAGATGTGTGGATTGAATCGCACTACAGTTGGCAAGAGTATTCAGAACCTGGTGGATGCGGGGGTAGTGTGGATTGTGGAAGAGGGGGAAGTGCGGAAGGCGCATAAGCGGTTGGTAGCGAGGAAGTATTTTAAGAAACACTTTTTAATCGTTGGATTGAGCTTTATATTGAGTTCTGAGGGCTAAATGTGTGGTAGGTAGGGGGTAGGGTAGGGGGTGTGTGCTAAGAGCGCCCAGGGAGATGTAAATGCGCCCTTAACACACTTGAAATTAATTGCTTTGCTTGGATAGATAGTTGTCCCTGAGTTGCTTTGCAAAGTTTAGGAAAGATTTTTTATCTTCATCAGTGTCAGGAATCCATGCTTTTTGCCTTTTTAATCCTTTTTCTTTTTGCTTGCTTTCATAGTTTTTAACGTATTTATAATTTGACATTTTTATTCCTCATGTATTTTTGTCTCAATAATTCCTCTGCGCTGCTTTCCTCAATCTCTTTTCTTTGATTATTAAAAGAATTGATCAATGAATCGATAACCAGTTGTTTATCTTTTAAATCTAAGTTTTTAAAGCTAGTAAAAATATTTAATATTTTTTCATTAGTATTCATATTTTCTGTGTCTCTTAAAATAATCTCAGTTTTAGTTATTAGTGAGTCTTTTTCTGTTTCTGTTAAAGGCTCTGCGTATATCATAGTTTTTAAATCATTTAAGTAACTCATTTATTTATATTACATGATATTTTAATAAGTGTATAACTCTGTAACGAACCATGACTTATCGCATTCCTCGCAGTAATACCAATTTCCGCTTTCACTTGGTTCTAATTCCTCACCGCACTCTTCGCAATCTGTGCTGAAATCTAAACTTTCTGACATTGTTTTACTTCCTTTTGGTTTAAATGACTTAAATATTTGACTGCCAATGCCCGGCTAACAAAAACTTTACCAGAACATATTTTGTATTTAGATTTATTAATCTTTTTAATTTTTAATATTGCTGCTTTTTTCACTCTATTTCATTACCCCAACTATCCCAGCCTTCGGCTGTCTCTCTTGCAAATAGTTCTATTTTAGGTAGGTCGCCACACAAACTTACTATTCTTTCTCTAATCTCTACTGGCTTCTTAGAGTGTTTATTTCTAGGCTCTTGTATTATTTGCTTTACGTTTCTTGCTTCTCTCCAATATTTGCCCTTCAAACCAAGCAAGCAAAATTCTGCATTTTGATTTGTGTAATGTCCCATGCCTGAATATGGTTTGCTGTAATCCTTTGTCATTTTTACCCAAACAAATCCCATGGTCTTATATGTAAAACCCCAATGTTTTATAACTTCAAAACCATAATCCAACAAACTAGAAGTGCACCAAAGAAACAACATACAGCTATCATCTGTTATATCTTTTACTGGTATTGCACAAATATCTTCTAATGACATTGTTGGATAGTGTTTGTTTGCACCACCCGCACCATTTGGATTTTTAAAACCTGGACCACTTCTAGTATCGTTATACCTCCAAGGTGGATCAGCATAAATAATGTTGTATTTTTTGTTTGTAGAAAAAATATTAATCATACTCTATAAGACCTATTTAAATCATAAGATATTTCGTCAACGCTTGGAGTTACCAGGAACTCTGAGCCATTCGATACAATGACAGTCTGGCCGTAATAATTCTTATAAATACATGATATTGAATTACTGGCAATCCTCACGCGCCCACCACCTATTTTTAACGGATTTATATATGCTGTTTTATTCATGATCTGATACTCCCATATAATAGTCATCTATTGCTTGCGGTTCTATTTCTTGTTTTTGAAGTTTTAACCTGATGTTGTCTGATTTTTCTATTGCTCGCTTTAATTCTGGCGAACAGTTTTTCTTCTTTGCTACTTTATTAAACTCGCGCCATTCTTTTAGGATTTGTTTATCTTTCATCAGAATTCCATTTAAAATAAATTACCATTTTCATCAAACTCATATTCATTTGCTTCAACATGAATTAAAAATGATTCTTTAGAAAAGTAGTCACGATTATCTCTAAACCACATGTCAAACATTCGATTTTGAATATCATATGCAAAGTCATCTATTGAATAGTCTTTATTCCATTCTGCAATCAACTTATCTGCATAATCTTTTAAAGCAGCACAAGTATAATAAAATTCATTACCCACATAATCTTTTAGAAGTGATGATATATGTTCTGCTCTTTTGTTTGGTGCGATATAATGATAATCAGAAGTATCTAATTTTATATAACAACCTCTATCGGGGTATTCTGCATTTGATAATGAGTAATCAAATTTCATATTTAAAGTATCGGCAAACTTTTTGAAACTATCTAAAATTTCATCTGCCCAAGGATTAATATTATCTCCGTTATCAATCCAAAACTTTTGATGTATCTTCTCGCATAGTTCATCATCTTTTTCAAGGTCATCAAAATCGTAAACCTTGTATTCTTTAATTACTGTTTTCATTTTCTTTCTCCCGTTATTAAACATAATAGAGCGCACCCCGAGAGATGCGCTCGATATGCTTAACTGTTATTGATGTAATCGGCTACAATTTCTTCACCGATAATATAGGTATACATGTTAACCACTCTCTCTGGATCGCTTAAATCTGTGATTACTTCACCGAAATTAAATTGCTCATAATCTTTAATATGATTAATGACATCAAAAGTCATATCACCTAACCATTTTTTAGCTTGGTATGTACCGATAATGTAGTAATCAGTATTAAAAGCTTCATGATGCAAATCATCTTTGTTTTCTTCTATCCATGCTTCATCAACATCATTTAGAAAATCATTGAAATACTGTTTAATTTCTTGTTTCTTATAGTCCATCTTTATTTTCTCCCTTAATTATTAAAATTAAAAAATGCAAATTTTTCTACTGTCACTATATAAACGCATAATAATTGTTTTGTATTTATCAGCACTGAAGCGGACAGTAGAAACATAACCACCATTTATCCATACTGGTTTTTTTTCCCATGAAACACTGAACGTAATGTCAGGATTCCTACGTTTAAATAACTTTTTAGCAATGGATAGAGTTGGTTTTGTTACTTCCCATTTATATGTCTCACTATTGCTCATCTCACTTTCTCCCTTAGTTAAAATTAATCTTAATAAAGCGCACCATTTCTGATGCGCTTGATAAGATTAACTGTTGATATTTAAAGTCGCCCAATCTCCACATGATATTGATTTATTGCTATAAAAAATGGGCAAAGATTTTGAAAACTCTAGAAATTTACCTTTTTGATTGCTTGCAAATAACGCTGAAAGCAAATTTTTTTCTTCACAATAAGAGTATGAAACCGCCCATAATGGTGAAACATTCATAAAAGTGTTGGAATCAAGATTGATTAAATTGGTAACAGTAATTTTCATTTTTTACTCCCGTTAATTAAAAGATACATTAATTATAATGAGTACCCTAGATAATGCAAATATATATCTGTATGTTTTTATGTTGATATATTACAAAATATGCTCGATTCGTTATATAATAAGGCTTGTGAGGTACTTATCAGATATTAAAATAATTTCATTATGAAAGAAAAAACTACCAAAAAACGCGTAAAACTGGGTAGAAAGCGCATTGATTTGAGCGATAAAGAAACCTTAAAAAAAATTAAACATCTTGCCGGGCTTGGATTATCTGACCAGGCAATCGCTACATCCTTGGGATGTTCTAGGGCTACTATAATGAGACGTAAACGCGATTCTGCAACATTTGATACAGCTATAAAGGAAGGAAAGATTAAAGCTGTTGCGAATGTCTCAAATGCTCTCTACGACTCCGCACTTGGCCGTAATGGAGAGAAACCATCCACCGCAGCACAAATATTCTTTTTAAAGAACCGAGGCGCACATGAAAACGTAGGCGCTTGGAAGGATCGTCTTGAGCAAACCACTAATTACAATGTAAACCTGGCTGACATCATCGGTTCACGCAAGCAAGCACTCTCACATTCACCCGGCACGCTGCCACCCGCACCAAATAAAATAGTTATCAACAATGATGACTAAAGTTATCCACAGAGCGCGCAAGCACGCAAGCGAGTGGGTGCAAGGAAAACGAAACACCCCCCCTTTGCGCGCGGGCGTACTGGTACGTTATATATATCTATTGAACAAAAATTTTATTACTTTCTAAGATGAAATACGGAGCAGAACAAGAAAAACAACTGATGACTGAGCTTTGGTCTATAGACATCAAAGACAGTCCACTAAACTTTGTTAAGTTTGCCTTCCCTTGGAATCAAGAGAACACCCCCCTTGAAGGTTTTACAGGCCCAAGGAAGTGGCAAGAAAAAATTTTGCGAGATATTGGAAACCACATACACAGAAACCAAGGAGAAAAGATACCTGAGATGTTTAGATTGGCGTTAGCCTCTGGGCGCGGTATAGGTAAGTCAGCCTTAGTTGCTTGGCTCATACTATGGATGCTCTCCACCCGCCTTGGCTCAACCATCATCGTCACAGCCAACACCGAGCAACAGCTACGCTCCCGCACCTGGGCTGAACTCGGTAAGTGGCTAACGCTATCTATTAACTCACACTGGTTTCACAAAACCGCCACCTCACTTAAACCTGAGAAGTGGTTTGAAGAAGCACTAATACGCGACCTACAAATAGACACCGGTTATTATTATGCGCAATCACAGCTCTGGTCGGAAGAAAACCCAGATGCGTTTGCCGGGATTCACTCCACCTACGGAGTATGCTTGATTATGGACGAAGCATCAGGTATTCCATCACCCATTTACTCAGTGTCGGAAGGATTTTTCTCCGAACCCACAGCAGACAGATACTGGTTTACCTTTTCTAACCCAAGAAGAAATACAGGGCCGTTCTACGATAGCTTTCATTCCAAGCGCAAATACTGGCATAACGAACAAATAGACTCGCGCGATGTAGAAGGCACAGACCAAAAACTATTCCAAAGTATGTTAGATCAATACGGAGAAAATTCTACTGTTGCGAGAGTGGAAGTGCTAGGTGAGTTTCCAAGTGCCGATGACGATACGATTATTCCTATGGAGCTTGCAAGAGCTGCAGTTGATAGAGAAGTTTCTTTGAGTGCATCTGCGCCTATTGTGTGGGGTGTGGATGTGGCGCGATTTGGTGGAGATAACTCTGCCTTGTGTGTGCGACAAGGTAACACTGTTCTGGAAATGAAAACATTTAACTCTATGGATTTAATGCAACTATGCGGAGCGATAAAAAACAAGTATGATAACGAAACAGTAATGACAAAACCGCAAGAGATATTAGTGGATGTGATTGGGCTAGGTAGCGGGGTAGTGGATAGGCTGTCAGAGCAGAACTTGCCAGTGCGCGGTGTGAATGTGGCAGAATCACCATCTACCAAAAAGAATTTTTTAAACTTGCGAGCTGAACTTTGGTTTGCAATAAAAGATTGGTTATCTCAAAGAGATTGTCGATTACCGGATGATGATGAATTGGTAGCAGAGTTAGTTGCACCAATTTATAAATACACCTCAACAGGAAAAATAAAGATTGAATCCAAAGAGGAGATGAAAAAAAGAGGCATTAAATCACCCGATAGAGCCGATGCACTAGCACTTACCATGGCAAGTTCGGCAGCTTCATTTAGTGGAAGTCAATCATTTATGGGGTATAATTTTAAAAAACCATTAAAATCAAGAATTTTGAGAGTTGGATAACTTATGAAATACGACAAAGGTAAAGATTCAAAAGCAACACAAGACATGAAACTGCAAAGTATGATTCGATCTGAGTTAGATGATGCAGAAGATTACATTAACCAAATAGGCAAAGAAAGAGCAGAAAGCACAGAGTATTACTTGGGAAATGAACCTGATAATACCAGTGATTTACAGTCTGAGTTTATATCGACTGATGTTAGAGATAGCATATTGTTTATGTTGCCATCAATCATGCGCACTTTCTTTGGCACTAAAAAGGTTGTTGAGTTTGTTCCCAATGGTCCAGAGGATATTCCTGTGGCAGAACAACAAACTGAATACATAAACTATATCGTCCAACAAAAGAATCCCGGCTTTAAAGTAATGTATGATGCCTTTAAAGATGCTCTCGTAAGAAAGTCAGGATTTGTCAAGGCTTTTTGGGATGACACTATGAGTTCCACAACTCACGAATACACAGACATTGATCCTATGTCATATCAAGCCTTAATCATGGATAAAGATGTAGAAGTAGTAAAAGAAGCGGTCAAAATGGAATCCATGACTATGGTTGATCCAGAAACTAATGAAGAAATCACTCAAGAATCACCCGCAAGTTACGACTTAACAATCAGAAGGGTAAAAAGAAAGAATCAGGTTTGCATAGAAGCTGTACCACCAGAAGAAGTATTGATCTCAAGAGATGCAAGAAGTTTAGAATCATCTCATTATGTAGCACATAGAATGGTCAAAACTGTTTCTGAGTTAGTTGCTATGGGTTATGAGAGGGAAGAAATAGAGGAGTATGCGGGTTCTGGGTCGTCTTTTGATGCTGATACCTACACAGAAAGAGAAGCACGAAACCCACTCGGTGAAGATGTTTACCCTACATCTAGTTCTGAGTATTCAAAGGAAGTTCTATACATAGAGCATTATTGTTTTTACGATTTAGACGATGATGGTATAGACGAAAGGGTGAGAGTATGCACAGTTGGTAATGGCGCAAATATACTTCATGTTGAGCCATGGGATGACCTTCCCATCGTTATGTTCTGCCCCGATCCAGAACCTCACACCTCTATTGGCAGTTGCCCCGCAGACTACTTAAAACCAATCCAAGCAGCTAAATCACAGATTATGCGCGATACATTGGATTCATTGGGTCACTCAATATTTCCAAGAATGGGTGTGGTAGAAGGGCAAGTCAATATTGATGATGTATTAAACACTGACATTGGACAACCTATCAGAATGAGAGCACCCGGTATGGTGCAACCTTTCTCTGTGCCTTTTGTTGGTAAAGAGGCGTTCCCTGTTCTGGGATATTTAGACGAATCCAAAGAAAACCGAACTGGTGTATCTAAAGCAAGTGCTGGATTAAACGCTGATGCATTGCAATCCACCACTAAATCCGCAGTAGCAGCCACTATGAGTGGTGCGCAAGGCAGAATCGAGCTAATTTGTCGTCATTTTGCAGAAGGTGGGATGCAACAATTATTCAAACTTGTCAATGGTTTAGTGATAAAACATCAAGATTCAGAGTCAGTTTTTAGATTAAATAACAAATTTATAGTGGTTGACCCGCGTTATTGGGACTCAGACAAAGATATGGTCGTTAATGTAGCAATAAGCAAGTCTAGCGATGAAGAAAAGTCTGCATTGTTAGCACAGCTTGCGGGCAAGCAAGAGCAAATACTGCAAACTATGGGTGCAAACAACCCACTGGTTAGCTTGCAACAGTATTCCAACACATTAACTCGTATTATTGAGATGGCTGGCTTTAAAGATGCGCAATCGTTTATCAATACGCAAGTACCGCCTATGCCACCACAACCAGAACAGCAAAAACCAGATGCAGCAGAGTTATTAGCGCAAGCTGAAATGCAAAAAGCACAAGTGCAAGCACAGAAAGCAATGGTTGATGCAGAAACAGATCGCATGAAGATTATTATGGATGACGATAGAGACAGGGATAAGGCAGAAGCCAATATCAGGCTAAAAGCTGCTGAGTTAAATGCGAAGTATGGCACACAAGTTAATATTGCTGAGATAAATGCAGTAATGGAAAGAGATAGAGAGACATTAAGACAAATTGCAAAAACTCAGTCACAAGGATTATTTAACAACTAAGATATAGTTAAGGAAAATAATTATGGCAGTAACTTATCGAGGCGAAAGATTTAGCGGATACAACCAGCCTAAAAGAACACCAGGCAAAAGTAAAAAGTTTGCGGTGTTAGCAAGAGACAAAGGCAAAGTAAAACTGATTCGTTTTGGTGATCCTAATATGACTATCAAAAAAAATAATCCCAAGAGAAGAAAATCATTTAGAGCAAGACACAAATGCGATACCAACCCACCAAATAAATTAACGCCTAGATACTGGAGTTGCAAAAAATGGTAGCAAAAAGAAAATTTAAAAAAGTAAGAAAAACAAAGAATGGTGTTCCATTAAAATATTTATCTGGATCAAGAGATAGAAAAAAAAGAGAAGAAGAAATAAAAAGAACAGCTAAGTTATATAGACAAGGCAAGCTAACTAAAAGAATGATGGATAGAATATCTAAATTAAGGAGTAGAGATGTCTAAAAAAGATGTTATTAACAAGTATGCCAAATCAAGTGGAATATCAAAATCTACATTAGAAAAAGTTTATAAAAGAGGGCTAGGAGCTTATTACAGTTCTGGTTCTCGAACCGGGGTATCTGCACATCAATGGGCTGCTGGTAGAGTTAGGTCTTTTGCTACTGGAAAAGGCGGTGCAAGAAAAGCAGATGCAGATTTACTAAGAAAGAGAACAGCAAAAAAGAGGAAAAGATATGCCTAATCCTAGAAAAAAGAAAAAAACATCTAAAATGAAAAGAAATAAAAAGAAAACTTACGGGTACTAAACAATGAAAACAAAAAAATCATCTAGAATGATAAAAGGAGTCAACGTATCTTCTTTGAATAAACGTCAACAAGATGCCATGGCAAGACACTCAAAACACCACACAATCAAACACTTAAAAGTAATGGTTGGTGCTATGAATAAAGGTGCTACTTTTGGTGAATCACACAAACTAGCAATGAAAAAAGTTGGTGTATAATGAAGTTTAAGTTTGTCAAAAACATTATAGGTGCTGTTGCACCAACAATTGGCACAGCTCTTGGTGGTCCTATGGGTAACATGGCAGCCAATATGGTTGCGGAGGCATTAGGTTGTGAACCTACACCAAAAAAAATAGAACAGGCAGTACAACAAGCTACGCCTAAAGAACTGGCTGAACTAAAAAAGATTGATGCTGAATTTGAAATAAAGATGAAAGAGCTAGAAGTTGATTTATACGCTCTCGAAACTCAAGACATACAAGATGCAAGAGGTAAGTTTTCTAAAGACTGGACATCTCGCATTATGGGTGTATTTGTTGTTGGTGGTTTTATGGGTTATATATTTTTAGTAACACTTCAACCACCAGAACAGAACAGTGAAGCATTAATTAACCTGGTGTTAGGCTATCTTGGTGGTTTGGCAAGTGCTGTTATATCATTTTACTTTGGTGCAAGTAATTCTAAGGATAAAGATGAATGAAAGTTTATATCACAGAATTTAAGTACAAAGGTAAATACTATGAAGGCCCACCAGTAGTTGCATCTTCTTTTTCTGATGCTGAAACAAAAGCAGAAAATTATGGATGTAATGTAGTTGGTATCTTAGATTTAGTAATTAGTGATTTTGAGGAATCAGAATATAAAATGGTTTTACATTAAACATGAAAACATCAGAGAAAGGTATAGAATTAATCAAACATTTCGAGGGTTGTCGTTTAGAACCATACCGATGTAGTGCTGATGTTTTGACTATAGGCTATGGTCATACAAGAAATGTTATTGAGAATATGAAAATTACCGAAGATACAGCAGAGGCATTATTGCAACAAGATTTAAAAGATTTTGAAGATCATGTGACGAGTTTGTCTCAAGTTGAGTTGAATCAAGATCAATTCGATGCTTTGGTATCATGGACTTTTAATTTAGGTGCTGGCAATCTAAAAACCAGCACTATGTTAAAAGTATTAAATCAAAAAAAATATGATGAAGTTCCAGAACAAATGAAGCGTTGGAACAAAAGTGCCGGGGTGGTAAATGATGGGTTAGTCAAAAGAAGATTAGCTGAATCATTATTATTTCTAGGTGAAGATTGGAAAACAAATAATAATTAACTTAAAAGATAGAGAAGGAATATTTTATGGCAGAAAGAATAATAGATCCCTTATTTAGCTCTGGATTGCAATTTGCACAATCAATAGCTGGTGGGGAAAATGTAGCTGATATGATAGCACCAGGTGTAGGATACTCAGAGGAGTTTCCAGAAGGTTTTGTGATGCGAAATGGAGTACCAGTTTCCGTAAGGGAAGCAGCCCCAATGCCCGCACCAACAACAATGCCAGAAATGACATCAACACAAGTTCAGCCTAGTATGTTAATGGATATGCCTATGGAGATACCTGACTCCGCACCATCACCTACTAATATTCCTTTTATTGATGCGTTCAATATACGCTTGGCAACACCTCCAAGAGATAATCTATTAATTACTCCAGAAGAAGAAATGGCAGCACAGAGAGTAAGAGATTTAATCCAATCAGGAGATTTAATACCACCCGCACCTGTGTTTGGTTCTGGATTACCTATGTCCGATGGACAAATGGCTATGTTCGATGCCGAGCCAGAAAGATTTGAAATGCAACCTCAATACAATGTGGATGCACAACCAATCAAATATAGACCTTTTGACTTTACTAATGTGCAAAGAATGATAGACAGAATGAGGTAAATATGGCCACTAGAGAGGAAATATTACAATCAAATGAGGCAGAGCTAATCCTAAAAAGCGATACTTTTAAAAAAGCTATAGAAAATTTAAAACAAGAATATGTTGCACTATGGATGAATAGTAAGGGTGAGAGTAATGTTGATTTTAGAGAAACATTACATAACGCAATAAATATTCTTCCAGAAGTAGAAAGGCACATGAGAATATTGGTAGAAAAAGGTAAGATTAACAAAGCACAAATTAAAAAATTGCACAATTATATTTAACTAGGTAAAATTTTTAAAATTAAGGAGTGATTATGAGCAACACCGGAAAACCGATTGCATTACAATCAGAGTTAGATAAAACTGTAAGTTCTTTTGAAAATCTTTTGACTCCAACTGAGGAAGTAACAGAGGAAGTTCAAGCAGAGCAGACAGAGGCATCTCCAGAAGATGTTGTTGAAACAGAAATGGAAGAAGAGGTCGAAGTTGAGGCTGAAGCAGAAGTTGAAGTTGATGATGACATTGAGGAAGGAGAGGAAGAAGTAGAACAGTCTTTAGAAGAACAAACAGAAGTAGAGGAAGAACTACAACCTGATGTTTACACTGTTAAGATTGATGGTGTCGAACAAGAGGTTACGTTAGATGAACTCAGAAACGGATACTCTCGTCAACAAGACTATACTCGCAAAACTCAAGAACTGGCACAAAAACGTAAAAGTTTTGAAGACCAACAAGCAGAGTTAGCGAAAAAAGATGCTATTTACGCTCAGTTGTTGCCTCAGTTAGAGGCAAGTTTAAATGGCGAATTGGAAAACGAACCAGATTGGGCAGCACTGTACGAATCTGATCCTATTGGGTATGTTCGTGAAAAAGACGTTTGGGATGAAAAACGAAAAAAATTGGATGCAGCAAAAGCTGAAAACAAAAGATTGCAAGATGAAGCAATGCAAAAGCAGCAAGAGCAAATCCAAAAATATGTTGAGTACGGTCATCAACAATTAAAAGAAAGGATTCCTGAATGGTCTGATGTTGAGAAATCTCAAAAAGAGAAACTCGCAATCACAAACTACGCAGTTAATGAACTTGGGTTCACTCAAGATGAAGTTAATCAGGTGATAGATTATAGAGTGTTACTTGGTTTACGAGATGGGATGCTATACCGCAAACAAGTCGCAGCATCCAAGAAGAAACCAACCCAAAAAAAGGCATCGAAAGTTGCTAGACCTGGAACATCCAATAAGCCAAAAACAACAACACCAGTGAAAAAAGCAAAAATGAGATTAGCTAAATCTGGCAAAGTGCAAGATGCAGCTAAAGTTTTTGAACAATTAATTTAAAGGTATAAAAAATGGCTAAAGTAACAAACGCCTTTGACACATATACTGCGACTTCTGACAGAGAGTCATTGTCTGATACTATCTACAATATCTCTCCAATGAGTACGCCTTTTATGAGTTCTATAGGCACTACAAATGTAAAAAATGTCCAATTTGATTGGCAAACAGAAGCCTTACCTACTGCATCTGGAACAGGTCAGTTGGAAGGTTTTGAACTATCAAGATCAGCTTCTACTGCTACAGTTAGAGAAAGTAACGTATGTCAAATCTCAAGCAGAGATGCAACTGTAACAGGTACGCAAAATGCTTCTGATGCAGCCGGGAAAAGAACAGAAATGGCACATCAACTAGCTATCATGGCTAAAGCACTAAAGCGAGATATGGAAACTGCGTTAACTTCTAAAGTAGCCAAAGCTACTGGTGATGCAACCACTGCAAGACAAACTGGTGGTTTTGAAACTTGGACAGAAACTAACGTATCGCGTGGTACTAACGGAGCTGGAGCTGGAAATGGTGCTGCACCTACTGATGGTACACAGCGTGCGTTTACTGAGACTATCCTAAAATCAGTACAACAACTTGCTTACACAAATGGTGGTGAGCCTTCAATGCTTATTGTCGGCCCTCACGTTAAAGGTGTTGTATCTGGTTTCACTGGTCGTTCATCTGCAAGGCAAATGATTGATGCAAATACTGTAGAAGCATCAGTTTCTATTTACGCTGGTGATTTTGGTGAACTACAAGTTATTCCTTCTAACTTGAGCAGAGCAAGGTCAGCTTTATTTGTTGATCCTGATTTTGCAAAAGTTGCTTATTTGAGAAACTTTGAAACTATCGACATCAGCACTATTGGTGATGCAATGACAAAAATGATTGTTGTTGAGTATGGTTTGGAAGTATCAAATGAAAAGGCGCATGGAATAGCAGCCGACTTATCAACATCATAGGTTGAAAAAGGGGGGCGGTAACGCCCCTCACTTCAATAAATTATTATGGCAACAAGAACAATAATTGATACCAAATCAGGGTACATGAGTGAGTTTGTTACAGAGGATGATAAAAACATTTATCACAGTTCTCAAAATGTTCAACCGATACTAGATAATGTTAAAAATCTATCAGAGGTACAAAACTCAAAAGAATTAAAGCACGTTGCAGAAATACCTATGGTAATATATCAGAAAGCGATAAGAGAGGGATGGTCTAAAGATAAGAAGAAATGGAAAAAATGGCTGAATGACCCAGATAACAAATTATTTAGAATATGGCCCGGTAGAGTATGAATTACAGCGAACTTAAAACAAACATAGCGGATTACTTAAACAGAAGCGATTTGACCTCGCAAATTGATATTTTTATTGACACTACTGAATCAGAGATAAATAGAAAGTTAAGAGATAAAAATATGATTAAGAGAGCAACTGCAACAGCAGACTCCCAATACTTAACTTTACCGGATGACTGGTTGGAAGTTATCAACATAGAAATAACCTCAAATGATTTTTCTCCATTAATGCAACAATCAATAGAATCTTTAGACGTATTCAGAAAAGCAAATGATAATTCTTCTGGTCAACCAAAGTATTTTTCTATTGTGGACAATACATTGGAACTTGCTCCAACACCTGACACTTCATACACATTACAATTAACTTATTATGGTAAAATTACTGCACTAAGCGACTCGAACACCAGTAATTTTGTTTTAACAAATCATCCTGATGTTTATTTATATGGCGCATTAAAACAAGCATCTATTTATTTAATGGAAGATCAAAGGGTGCAAATGTTTACTGCCCAATTTGAATTAGCTTTAGAAGAAATGCGTATGCAACAAGAAAGAGCTGCGTTTGGCAAAGGTTCTTTGATACCAAGAAAAAGAACTTATGGTCAACGCAAGAAAACAACATATTTTATGAGAAACTAGGAGTAAATGAATAATGTCTGGATTTAGCGATTATTTAGAAGATAAAGTTTTAGACCATGTATTTGGTGGTAATGCTTTTACAGCACCATCAACATTGCATGTAGCTTTGTTTACTGTAGCACCAACTGATACTGGTGGTGGAACAGAAGTAAGCGGTGGCGCATACGCAAGACAAACAGCTACATTTAATGTTTCTGGCACAAACCCAACCACTGCAACTAATGCAGCAGCTATTGAATACCCAACAGCTACAGCAGACTACGGAACAGTAGTTGCAGTTGGTATTTTTGATGCATCATCAAGCGGTAATTTACTTGCTTATGCTGCTCTTACTGCAAACAAAACAGTAAGTAGTGGCGATGTGTTTAGATTTGATGCTGGCGACTTAGATATAACACTAGCTTAATACAATGGCTTCTGTAGGATATGGCTTTAGTAAGTACGGACGAAGCCATTGGGGAACACCATCTTACGAATTTGCAGAAACTAATATTTCTGCATCATCATCTTTAACAGCAAGCGGTGGATTTTTATTAGCCGGGGCTTCTGCTATATCTGCTACATCAGGATTTAGTGCAGAAAGCTCACTAATACATGATGGAGTATCAACAATAGCTGCTTCATCAGCAATGAGTGCAAGCGGTGTTCAAATAGATATTGGATCATCAGTCATAGCAGCTCAATCTGGCATGACTGCTACAGGACATCAAATAGACTTAGGTGCAAGTATTGGTCCTGTAATATCCAATATGACAGCATCAGGTAGATTTACATTTACTGGTGAATCTACAATACAATCAGTCAGTAGTTTTGAAGCAACAGGCAGACAGATAGATTTAGGGGCTTCCTCAATATCACAAATTAGTGGTTTTTCTGCTTTAGGTGGCTTAAAATGGGAAAATAACACTGTAACGACAACCACTTACACGGATCAAACAGTAACAACAACAACCTGGACAGATCAAACTGATCCGTCAACGTCTTGGTCGGAAGCAGCTTAACATAGGATATAAATATGGCAGATACAACAACTACAAATTTAAGTTTAACAAAACCCGAAGTAGGAGCGAGTACAGATACTTGGGGTGGAAAAATAAATACTAATTTAGATACTGTCGATGCAATATTTGGTGCATCAGGTACAGCAGTCAATATGGGAGCAGTTACATTTGGTGGTGCTGTAGCAATACAAGGCACTACACCAACCCTAACAATAGGTGATGCTGGTGAGGAGGACACTAAGATAGTGTTTGATGGCAATGCGCAAGATTATTACATTGGCTTAGATGATTCTGCCGATGATCTGGTAATAGGTAAAGGTTCTACAGTAGGAACTACACCAGCAATTAGTATTGATGAAAATTTAGATACGAGTTTTGGTGGTGATGTGTTAGTGCATAGAAGTGCTTCTGATGTTCGTTTTGTTTTAGGCAGTAATGGTAATGCCAGTAATTCAAATAATGACACAAATCACATTAGAGCAGATGGAGATGATTTAAAACTAAATACTTGCGCTGATGGTCAATATATATTTGAAAGTAATGGCACAGAAAGAATGCGCGTAGATTCGTCTGGAAATTTTATGGTCGGTACAAGTTCTGCAATCGATTCAGATTCAGGTCGTGGAAATATTACTGTTAATGGCTCTAGTAATGCAATATTTAATCTTGGTGTTGGTGGTTCTCAAAAAGGATATTTTTTTCATTCTGGCACAGATATGACAATATCTAATGCTGCAAATGGCACTATGGTATTTAAAACCAACGATACAGAAAGATTCCGCATAGATTCGGATGGTGATGCAAAGTTAAGTGGCGGTAATAATAATGAAGTCTATATGGATATATTCTCAGACTCAGGAACTAATAGAGGTGGTGGATACTTTAGATTCTTAACAGATGGTTCATCAGCAGAACAATCAGTAGCACAGGTCTATATGGAGCAAGGGCCAGGTGATGGTGCTTCAAGAAAATGTAATATGTATCTACAAGTATCAGACAATGGTGCGCCAACTACAGCTTTAACTATTGCTAATAATGGTATTGTATCAGGAAATCTGAACGATACTTCTGATGTAGCTTTAAAAGAAAACATTACAGACTTAGGAAGTGCTACAGCTAAATTAAAACAGTTGCAACCAAGAACTTTTGATTGGAAACAAGCATCAAAAGGAACTGGTGTTTCTGGCTTTATAGCTCAAGAAGTTGCTTCAGTTATACCAGAAGCGGTTGTGGGCAAAGACTATGAAGCACCTACTTATTATGTTGATGGAGACACTATACCTGACGGTAAAAAAATCGGTGATACAAAAACTGAAGGAAATATAGGTAAAGCTATCAACGCAACTTCAATATTAGCTTACGCAGTTAAGACAATCCAAGAATTAGAAGCAAGAATAAAAACATTAGAGGAAGCATAGTATGGCAATAGCATACACATGGGACGTTTCAACTGTCGATACATACCCAATAAAAGATAGTAAAGCAGATGTAATTCATAACGTACATTGGAGACTAACAGG